TCATACTGTTTTAATGTGTCAACAATAATCCGTCCCATGTTTTGACCATCCGAACCCATACCAGCCTCAATGTTTATGTTGTACGTTGAAGTATTCCCAAAAGCCCCAGACATCCCAGCCACCGAACCCCCCATCAAAGCAGAACTCCCCATCATCGGGTAACCAACACCCGGCAACTCAGGAGTAGCAGCAGCAGACATATCGAAAGCCGCACCCTCAATCGCTTTTATTCCTTCCTCCATACCAATAACCAGACCCATAGCGATCTGCTCACCAATAGTCATCATCACTTTGGAAGGAGAACTAATTTTGAACATGTCCCTGAATTCATCTTTGACAGCCCTAGCCATTCTTCTAGCCTCAGCAATCAACTTAGGATACTTTTTAGCAAAACCAGCCAACAAACCGTTAATAATTTCTACACCAAGAGGAACCATCTCTGACGGAATACCAGTTTTAGGGTCACTCAAATCAGAAAAAAGTTTATTGACAGCCTTAGCATTTTCATTCAACTTATCGTTAACGTCCTTCTGATTCTCCACCAAAAGATCGTTAGCCGTTTTGTAGTTTTGCGCGGCCACAAGCAGTTCAGCCTCACGATTAACACGCAACTGCTCACTATGTGCTTGAGCAGCAGCCAACTCAGTTTCACGAGCAGCCTGAGAAATGTCCAAAGCATTCTGAGCCTGCTGAGCGGCAGTACGCAAAGGAGCAACAACAGCCTCCTGCTGAGCAATACCAATATCAAAATACTGTTGAGAAGCAGTTGTTTGAAAATCAGAAGTTAAAGCAGCCAACTCAGCCTGAGCCGCGTTAATAGCAGAAATATCCACGCCAGAACCCTGAGCAAGATTCGCAACAACCAATCCAGAAGAATCAACACCAGCAGCAATAAAATCTTGAACAAGAGATGGGTCTAAACCGCGAGCAAGCAAAGATTTAATGTTAGTAGTGAACTCACGAACACTTTTTACGCGATCCTGTAAAGATTGAGTGAAAGATGAACCTTCATCAACCTTAAAATTATTTGCAAATGCACGGAAACCATCACTAAGACTACTCAAAAAACCTTCACGCTCAGAAACAAGTTTATCCAAAACCGCATTTTCACGCTCGTAAGCGGCATTAGCAGCAGCAAGGGCTTTCTCTAAAACGGGAATAATCCCATCAAACCGATCCCCAATCTCCTTCAAAGATTTAGCGGCAGCCTCGTCCAACAAATTAAATTTCTCGTTAATACCAGAAGTAATAACCCCGTAATCCTCTGAAAGTTTAGTCATAGCCTCCTGAATCCTTTTTCTTTCATTCAACAAATCAATAGCATGTTGAGTTAAAGAATCAAGTTCACCTTGAATCGCGTTCATTGCTACACGGTTAGCCTTAGCGGTTTTTTTACCAACCATTTCAACGTCCAACAATGGACTGTAAAGATCCTGCAAATTTTGGCTTAACGCATCGTACTGAGAAATAATCCCACCAATGTTGGAATTCTCCCCAAAAGCCGCCTCCAACTTAGACATTTCCCCAAACTTAACTTCAGTCCCATCCACTATGTCCCTAAAAAACATGAAAGCAGCAGACGCTTTTTTGAAAGCGTCAAGAACAAGATCCAACTTTTTCTTCAACTCAGCAAGAGGATCCTTTTTATCTTTCCCACCTCCTCCACCTCCGAGTGGCGGGTCTGGATCTTTCCCACCTCCACCGTCCACTGGTGTAACACGCTTTGGCCCCTCAGCACCCAGAAAATCATTGTCACGCGAAGGAAAACTAGGAAAATCAAAATTAGAAAACTTGAACTCACCAACTTCAGAAATAATATCGTCACCGGGTAACTTATTAACAATTCCAATCAAAAAATTTACAGCGTTAATAGCATTATTTATGGCGTTCTCAATAAAACCAACCACGTTAGCCATAGCATTTTTTACTATTGAACCAATGTTGGAAAAAGCATCAGCCATTGCTTTCCCAACTTTCTTAAACAAAGCACCAACAGGGCCTAATTTGTCCAAAACAAATTTGAGTGCGGCACCCACAGCATTCCAATTTGCGATAAAAGATTTTTTGAGTAAAACTACAATAATTTCAATTATTTTGTAAAGAATTTTCCACCACTGAATTAAAACTCGAATACCGTTCGCCAGAACCTTGTAATAAGTAATAATGGTTTCAACAACAGGTACTAAAAATGTACTGAGAACATTTGCAATCGTGTCAAAAATGTCATTAAGATCAATACTTTTTTTACGAAGATTATCTACGGTATCTGAAGTTTTTGTGAAAGCAGGAAGAATGTCATTCATAATAACTAAAACAATGTTCTTAAAAGTGAGAACAAGTTTGTCTACTGCGTCCCTCAACGGTTTAGATCGGTCATAAGTTATTTTGAATGCAGCCGCTAAAAGTGCAAGAGCCGCAATAATGGCGGCAGCAATAAGAATGTAAGGATTAGCCAAAACCGCTGAGTTGAAAAGCATTTGTTTGATTCGTGCTGTCTCAATAGCACTTGCTATTTTATTCAAAAAGCCGGGAATTGATTTATACAAAACATAAGTTTGGTAACCCAAATATCCAGCGGCAGTAAAAGCAACAATAGCAGGAACCAAAGGAAGAATAGCGGCAAGAACTTTGTGAATAACAGAAACTATTGAATTAAATTTAACAATAAGATCATTAACCTTATCCGCTATTGGCTGCAACCCCTCCCCCGACTTCGCCATTTCAACCATTCTGTTTAAGAATCTGACGACGGGCGCTAAAAGGTACTGGAAACTCGTAGCCAAGTTTCCTAAAACGCTAGAAAAAGCCCCACCCTCACGCAGGGATAGACTAAAAGCCTTGAACAAATCGTAAGCCCCTTTAATTAGGGGGCCAAGACCAGCAAGAAGCACCTTACCAATTTCAATCTGAATATCGTTCATTATTCTTTTGAAAGAACGCAAAACTTTACCCGCAGAGTTCATGGCACCTTCATAAGTACCTGCTACTTTCCCGCCCTCTTTAAGTATCAGATTAGTAATGGCTTGCTGTTTCTCAACACTTGACAGCGTTCCAGCGGTTTTACCTATTTCTTTTGCGTAATCAGCATAACCCTCACTTGCCATTCTGCTAATACCAGCCGATTTAAGTAACATGGAGTTACCAGTAATAATTGCTTGAGTCAAAGTTTGTGTTGTTTGGGTAGAGTTTTTACCAGAAATAACAGCAAGATCCTGAGCAACACGAGCAACCTTAGAAGCAGAAGCCAAATCCAAATTGTTTTGAGCGAACTCAATAGCAATCTGTTGGGAAGCACCTAACTCAATACCCATGTCACGAATAGAAGTAGTTGCCTCTCCAAGAGCAGCCGAACCATAACCCGTAGACTTACCAATAGCCACCATAGCAATATCAAGTTCCTCGCTACGGGCAGCGGCATCAAAAGAACCCTTAGCAAAATTCTTTAGAGTTGAAGTCATGTTTTTGAAAGCACCAAAAGTGGCTATACCTAAAGCCGTACCAATAGCGTTTTTAAGTACAGTGAAACCCTTACTAGCCTTCTCCGCTGAATCACCCATATTTCTTGCAGAATTACCCATATTACTTTGAGAAGAAATAAGACTAGGTAACGACTTTGCAAACGCATTAGTGGCCGCAGTAGCAGCCTGCAACGACTTAATGTACTGAGAGGTGTCGGCAATATATTTAGCCTCAACAGTTACAACAGACACACCGACACCTCCTTACTACTTCCGACGTTTTGACGCTTTTTCCTGTTCGTATGCTCGTAACTCCCACAACGCCGACCACTCCGTCAATTCGGTTGAAGTGATCGGCCTGTAAGAAGATGAGCCATAAAGCAACTCACCAACCGTGCGACCAAGTTTTTCTGCTAACTCAAACAAAAACCTACGATGAGGTTTCTTCAGGAAACGTGACCTTAGCGTTATCTGTCGCTTTCCCATCCATCGCAGACAAGCGCATCCCAACCGTAGCCAAACGGTCAATTGCTGAAGCACTCTTTTCCATCAAAGAAACAAAATCGGACTCAGAAAAAATCCTTTCACCTGTTTCAGGATCGTAAGTTGAAGCAATAACAGTTTCGGCATACATAGAACCGATACTAATTTTTCCGTCATCCCCGGCTGCCGCTGTCTCCAAAATCCGTGAACGATCAGCACCGTTCATTCCTCGAACTTCAACAGTGACACCCCATTCTGGGACTTCAACCATTTCCGACTCAATATCTTCCGCAGCCAAAATCTTTTCGCGTAAGGACACTTTTTCTCTTTCCGTAAGGGGCACTCGGCCCACGATTAGGACTTACAGGTTAAGCAACAGCGCGAGTGATTACACCCGTGCATTGAAGTTCAGCGGAGAAAGTAACAGCATCCCCAACTCCACCCGAAACCTCATATGAAGTAAGAATACCTTCACCTTGGTACTCAGGATTTGTGGCACCAACTACGGCACTACTGATCCGGTAAGCCCACGAAACTGTGGCATCTTGACCAAGAATTCCTGTAAGAACAGGATCAATAGCAGCAGCAGAAGCAGAGTCAAACTTGCCACTAAACGAAATAGTAGCGTCCGTCAAACCAGTAATGTACGCCTTAGCGTCATTACCGAAAGTCGTTACTTCAGCGGTTTCAATATCTCGTGAAAGACTTACATCCTCGCAGAAAGCACTAATGTCTGTAAGTGTTCCTGACGAGTTATCAACTTTAATTACCGATTTCTTACCATGTGTAAAAGCCATTAGGCTCCTCCTTATTTCCGGGCAAACGCCATTGTGTAGGTGACTGACCCGGAAGAACCTCCGGGGGTTACTTCGGTGCGTACATATCTACCCACCGAACCTGAAACGGCGATACGTTCGCCGCCTGTCGTCAACGTAGGTACGCTTGTAAACGTAACTAAATCAGCGAAAGTAATGTTATCGGCGCTATCCTGAACCGAAAAGGCCGCCGAACCGTCGCGAGTGTTTGAAGTGACGTGTAAGTAACCAACCCCACCATTGGAAGTACCCGCAGCGTTATCTATTGAACTCGAATTAGAAACTGTTGACACAGCAGAAAGACCGATAAGAACTAAACCCCGATCAATACCACCAGTTGCTTGCACTTCCATACTTGCCGAAACAACATCCCCAACTGGGCTAGAAACTTCATAGGAAGTTTCCCGCGCAGCAGCGGAGTACGAGGGTTTTCCAGCAACAGCACCCTCTGGAAGCATCGAAACCACGTCAGCAGCCGTAGAACCAATTATGCCAGAAAGAACATTGTCAACTGCTCCTAACGCTCCGTCAAACATGCCGTCAGCACTCATGGTTCCGTCCCTCAAACCAGTGATGTACGTTTTAGCGTCAGTACCAAAAGTAGTTGTTTCAGCAACCTCAACGTCTTGAGAAACACTAGAGTCATTAAAATAAGAAGAAAGGTTAGATCCGTTAACAAAAACGGCTGTATTTTTTCCGTGAATAAAAGCCATTACTTTTCACCATCCTTGGCAACAGGCTCCGTGATTATGTTTACCTTAAAATCAGAAGCAATTTTGGCACTAGAAGTAGCACCGACACTTTCAATATGGCCTTTTTCTAACAGCCACTTAACTGATTTCGCAGGAATATCATCAACAATGGATCCCACCTCAGCACGTTTATCCGGCGGGTAAGACAATCCTGTAAGCACCTTGTACGGCACTGAATCCTCCTGATGGCAGCGTGGATCCGCACCGCCTCAAGGATCACGAGGATCACGATGTAGTGACGGATTAGACCCACTAGGGGTACGATCAACTACTACACACAGTCTAAAGCAAATATGTGAAATTCTTGAGTTTGTTTCATTCTTTTGGCAAATTGATTCCAGTAAGTCGCATTCTTATTTGAGACAAATACACAATCAGGTCATCAATTTCTTCAACAGCGTCCGTGACAATACTATTCAGCGGCCTGTTTTCAAACCTCTGTGTGCCCGAACCGTCATCATACTGATCAGCACCAACCCCAAGAATACGGTTCCGCAAAGAGGCAACAATGGTTTCAACTCCATCGGCATGTTCCTCACTGGTCATAGCAACACTAAATCTTTCCAGCCACCATGCCCAATAAGCAAACTCATCATACCGGCAGGGGAATCCTGACCAGTCCTATGTTTCCACCACGTCGAACCACCATCCAAAGCGGGAATTTGAATAAAAGTTTTAGCCCCACCTTGCTCAATCCTCAAATGATGCAAATGAGCGCCTAAAAGTAATGTGGCCGAACCAATATCTTGCATTCCATGAGCCTGACCTGACCACCATTTAACAGGATCCCTACCAAACTGATGCCCGTGAGCAAAACCAACTGCTGTCCCACCAACGTCAAGGGTAATTGTTAGTTCATCAAAGCCGGGGAAAACAAAAGACACATGTTTATAACCCGGAATCAGTTTAAGTGCGTCAGCGACCGCCACAGCGCCTTCAATAGCCCAAGAATCGTCATAGCGACGCTGAACTTTACCCACCCTCTGAACCTCATCATGATTACCGGGAACGACCGGGACAATAATTTTGGAAGCCAACGGAGCGAACTGCTGAATCTGATGCAACATGAGCCGCCGATAAACACGCAACTGCTCAGTCATCGTCAAATCAAGCCGACCAGCCGCAGCCAAAGCACCGCCTTGAGATACCAAACCCTCAATACAATCACCAAGCCACGGCAACATAATCGAATCCACTTCACGACCAATTTTCCTCAACTCCTTCAAACGTGTCACCGCTAAATCGGTTTTGGTCAAAAAACGTGCAATTGTTCCTTCAGTCCCGTCACCGTCAGGCTTACCCAACTGC